GCAGTCCACAAGGCTGCTGCCTATCAATTTGCTGATAAAGTGTTCTCGCGGCTCAACGCATAGAAAGGTAATTTTTGGTCAAGAATAGAGAATGTAAAGGCGGTGATTGTATGGCTAACGAGCAGAGCAGAAAAGAGCTTTTGGACTCTTTGGTAGATATTCGTGATGTGAAGATTGACCGATCTCAGCCAGTGGAAGAGCGAATGAAGTCCTATGTAGAGCAGATCAAGAATCCTTATTTATTCAAGGTCGGCAATACAATCGTGAGGGTTTCCTACGCCAACACTCAGGCTACGATCAATGACAACTTCGTAAACCTTTTGGCGAGTATGTGATCTGGCAGTCGGATGATTGGAAAATGAATCTTTTTTGTGAACTTAACTCAAAAGGCTGGATTTCTGCTTGAGATTATGCTATAATAAGCATGGACAAAATCAAGCGAAATACCACTCCTATTGTTTTCCGGTTATCTGACGGAAATAAAATTAGGGAGTGGCGTTTTATGCTGAAATTATCTTTAGACAGAGATTATAAAGCCGCCATCTACCTGAGATTATCGAAGGAAGATGGCGATTTTTCATTTTCCGGCGAAAAACTTGAGAGTGATAGTATCTCCAACCAGAGAATGCTTATCCTTGACTACCTCAAGAAACACCCGGAAATCAGTGTCGTGGACGAATATGTAGATGACGGTTTCACCGGCGCGAACTTCGAGCGTCCCGACTTCAACAGAATGATGGATGATGTCAAGTCTGGAAGGATTGACTGCATCGTCGTAAAAGACCTTTCGCGTTTTGGTCGTGAGTATATCGGCTCTGGTGAGTATATCCAGAAGGTTTTTCCGAAGCTCGGCATCCGCTTCATAGCGATCAACGATAACTATGACAATGCGCAGCCGGGAGCAGCAGACAATGAGCTTGTCCTGCCGTTCAAAAATCTGATGAATGACTCCTACTGCCGAGACATTTCAATCAAGGTCAGAACAAACCTTGAAGCAAAGCGTCGCAGTGGTCAGTTCGTCGGCACACGCGTAGTGTTCGGCTACATGAGATCACCGGACTGCAAAAATCAGTTGGTAGTCGATCCCGAAGCTGCTTCGGTAGTGCAGGACATCTTCAAATGGAAACTTGAAGGTCTGTCTCCGGCTCAGATTGCAGATCGGCTCAATGACAACAAAGTTCCTTCTCCTATTGAATATAAGAAGGCAAACGGCTCTAAGCAGCGGACTTGCTTTCAGACGAAACAAGTTGCTCTGTGGAGCGCGGTTGCAATATACCGCATCCTCAAGAATGAAATCTACACCGGTACGCTGGTACAAGGAAAGACTACCTCTCCTAACCATAAGGTAAAGAAGACGGTAGCAAAGCCTTCAAGTGAGTGGTCTCGAACAGAGAATGCTCACGAGGCAATCATCTCTCCTGCGCAGTTTGATCTCGTCCAGCGGATCATGATGGATGACACAAGAAGTCCCGTAGGGGCAACCGGCGTTCATCCTTTCTCCGGCAAGATTTTCTGTGCAGACTGTGACAGCCCTATGGTACGCAGAGTATCGCGCAGCGGTGGTCACGAATACTCCTACTTCATCTGCGGCGGCAATAAGAGTGATAAGAACTCATGCTCGTCTCACAGCATCAAGGAATCTATCGTTTATGATGCAGTGCTGGCAGTAGTGCAAGGTCACATCGCTGCTGCTATGGATATGGCAGATGCACTTACTCGGATTGATAATCTCGCATGGGAAAATCGAGAGCTTGAAAAGATCAAAGCGAAGATTGCGTTCCAAGAAGAGATTATTGATAAAAACAGAAGGCTCAAGACCGGCGCGTATGAAGACCTCAGCAGTGGCTTCATTACCCGTGAGGAATACAAGACCTTCTCAGCTCAGTTTGATCAGCAGATCAACGAGGCACGAAACAACATCATGCGTCTCACAAGTGAGCGCAACAGCGTAATGGGCGGTCTGGCAGAGCAGCAAGGCTGGCTCTCTCAGTTCAAACAGTACGAAAACATTCAGGAGCTTACTCGCAGCGCGGTGGTCAGTCTTATCGACTTCATCCGCATTGGAGAGGACAAGGACATTCATGTTCAGCTCATGCACTATGACCGGTTTGCGTCGATCATTGAGTTCCTTGAAGAACAAAAAGCAAAGGAGGACGCCAAGAAAATAATTCGCTTGACAAAGGAGGCAGTATAAATGGCACGAGTATCACGCAAAAAGCAAAACATCCCATCAACACCGGCTGATACTTCCGTTCGCATTTGGAAGACTGCGCTCTATGTCAGACTTTCGGTTGAGGATAACGGCAAGGATTCCGACTCCGTTGAAAACCAGACAGCTCTTCTTGAAGAGTATGTTGCCAATCATCCCCATCTGAAAAAGGTGGCGTTGTTCGTTGATAACGGCTATACCGGCACTGACTTCCTCCGTCCTGAGTTCAATCGAATGATGGAGGCTGTTCAGGCAGAGATGGTGGACTGCATCGTCGTAAAAGACTTGTCCCGTCTCGGTAGAAACTACATTGAGACATCTCAGTTCATCGAAAAGATTTGCCCGTTCTACAATCTGCGCTTCATTGCCGTCAATGATAACTATGATACTGCGACGGTTACGAGCGAGGGGCAGCTTTCCGCATCGCTGCAAAACATCGTCAACGACTACTATGCGAAAGACATTTCTCGGAAGGTCACTTCTGCGCTGCAAGCAAAGATGGAGCGCGGAGACTATATCGGGAACTATGCACCTCATGGCTATCGCAAAGACCCAGAGAACAAAAACCATCTGCTCATTGATCCAGAGACAGCTCCGGTGATCCGGCAGATATTTGAAATGAGGGCTGAGGGTATCAGCTACATGGGCATCTGCAAGAAGCTCAATGATGCTGGCATCCCGTCTCCCGGTCAGCTCAAAATCAACAACGGGATTGAAACCAATAATAATAGGAAGAATCGAACAATCCTCTGGAATAAGCACAAGATCACAGAAATCCTAAAGGACATCGTGTATATCGGGCATCTCGCTCAGAAGAAAGGCAGTCAATGTCTCTACGGCGGCATCCCGTATCATATCACATCCGAAGAAGAATGGATTGTGGTAAAAAATACCCATGAGCCGTTGATCAGTGAAGACCTCTTCGAGAAGGTGCAGCAAGTCAATAATGCTGCTCTTGAGCGTCAGAAGGCAAACGCCGGTAAGTATGACCACCTTCCCAAAGAGAAGAACATCTACGGCAAGAAGTTCACTTGTGCCGGATGTGGCGCGATCATGAAGCTGCATCGTTCGTTCAGCACAAAGAAAGATAAGGTGTATTTCACCTTCAAGTGTCCCACCTATGCCGAGCATGGCTCAAGGGCTTGCTCTGACATAAAAATGCGCAAAGCGGATCTGGATGAGGCTGTTTTTACTTTCATCAAGTCTCAGATGGATGTCTTCATTGACATGGAGAATACCATTCGCAGACTGTTGGCGATGAAGAAGGCGAAGCTCAAGCAGAACAACACTCAGCAGGAAATCAAGGCACTCAGACAAAAGCTGGCTCACAAGCAGTCGATTCTCAGTGGTATGTATGTAGACCTCAAGGAAGGCTTGCTCTCTCAGGAAGACTACGGTCATCATAGAGAGATCATCACAGCAGACATTAAAGCTCTTGAGATTAAGCTGTCGGAGATGGAATCTGCAAAGAACGAAACCGAAGAACAGCTCACCGGTGAAATGAAGTGGAAGTTCATGATCCTGCGTTTCTATGATGCAACAGAGATGACGGCTGAAATGGCTGACGCTTTTATTGAGACAATGAAGCTCCATGAAGACGGCAGTCTGGAAATCAAGCTCAGTTACATGGACGAGTTCATGGCTCTCACATCTACTTGCGAAAGACTCAGAAAGGAGGTCGCTGCATAGTGAAACAGCAAATTGCAATCTATCTGCGTGTGTCTCTGGAAGATGTAGACAAGCGCACGAACAAGCTCAAGGACGAGAGCAACAGTATCGCTTCTCAGCGGTTGCTTATCAACCGGCACTTAGACCAGAATCCTATGCTCTGCGATCTTCCTCGCATTGAGTTCTTCGATGATGGTTTCTCCGGCACGAACTTCGAGCGTCCTGACTTCATGCGAATGATTGAGTACGCCAAGCGTGGCGAGATCAGTTGCATCGTTGTAAAAGACCTCTCCCGTTTCGGTAGAGACTACCTTGAGGTCGGTGATTATTTGGAGCATATCTTTCCGTTCCTCGGCATCCGCTTCAAATCCATCAATGACCACTATGACAGCGCAAAGCATGAAGGCAAGACTATCGGTATGGATATTGCCTTCAAAAACCTCATTTATGACTATTACAGCAAAGACCTCTCAAAGAAGGTTAAGTCTGCAATGGGTATGAAGCAGCGCGAAGCAAAGTATGTGTGCTGCATCCCGTATGGGTACAAGGCTCATCCCACTCAGAAGCACCAGATGGTCATTGATGAGAAAACAGCTCCGGTAGTTCGCCGGATATTCTTGGATGTCATTGCCGGAAAGTCCTGCACTCAGATTGCCAAAGAGCTGAACACCGAAGGGATTCCCACACCGGCACAGCACAAGGCAGTCACCAGAAAGACATCCACCAAAAAGCCCCAGTGGACGCATCGTTCGCTTTTGAGTATGATTGAGAATATCAAGTACACCGGCACGATGGTAAACCATACACGGGAAAGCCGTTTCATCCGTGACAAGAATCAGCGTCGTGTTCCGAAAGAGGAATGGTACATTAGGGAGAATGCCCATGAAGCTATCATCACTCAAGAGGAATATGACCAAACTCAGGACGCGATCCAGAGGCGGCGAAAGTCATCCAGAGTGTCCCATGATCAGTCTGACAGAGTTTACTTCTGCGCTCATTGCGGAGGCAAACTTGAGAAAGCCAATGGCACAGTCTTCGCTTGTCCTTCCCATCGTTACCATGACGGGAGTGCTTGTGAGAGCGTCCGTTGGAGAAAAACAGCTCTGGAAGAGGTAGTTCTTGAAGCCCTCAAAGGGCAGATCGAGATTACCAGAATAGAGGCATCCGCAGCAAAGAAGGCTGCAAGGAATAAGGGTGACAGCTTGCAGCGTCAGCTCTCCTTGCTCAAGGCTCAATACGATGCTTGCGGACGCGAGAAGTTCACGAAGTACGAAGAGTACCGTGAAGGCAAGATCACTGCCGAGGAATATCTGACCGGCAAGGATGAACTTGCAAAAAAACAAGCTGCCCTGAAAGAGCAGCTTGACGAATGCGAAGCTCAGTATGAAGCGAATCACCAGAAGAGCCTCGTAGCAACAGAACAGCAGCAGACAGCCAACCGGATGACCGGTCTGTCTGATGACAAACTCAGAGAGCATCTGTATGATGCAGTCGAACGCATCCTTGTCTACGACGCTGAGAGCATCGAGATCGTTTGGAAGTTCGACGATATTGAAAGAGACACCGAGAGCCAAGCCGGTGTCACAGCATGATACCGGCAATGGCTTTTACATAGGCTCTGTCGAGATTTGTCCCTAAAATAACATAATCTGTCGAAACAGTGTAGGCGCGTTGCGGCAACCTTCAAGAAGCTCAAAACCCTTGCAATGCCGAGCTTTTTGAAGAATCCGTTAAATTTTTTTTGCACCTACTTGACATAATGGGATGA